ATTGAATCTTGCTTTACATTCTCTTGGTCAACTTCATTGCCATCAGGATCAAGTAGCCTTTGTGCAACCTGTACTTCACCCATTTGACCTGGTGCAACTTCACCAACACCAGTAATCGGCTCAACTGTAACAGGTATTCTCTCTGGCTCACCAGTTACTAAAACAGGATCATACCTCAACCTGATAGCACCACGACCAACAATCAGCATATCCTCAATGGCTTTCTTGACTGCATTGTCAAAATCGTAAATATCTAGCTGATACTGTAAACCTCTTTCAACAACTTCAGCAATAGTCCTACCAATAGGATCATTTGTTTTAAATCTACGGCTAACCTTTGGCTTCGGTGTATTGAAATACAAAGCAGACTTCAAAGTATCAACATTAGAATGAAATATATTCATCCTAGTCTCACGTTCAAATCTGTTTACATTATCATCACGATACCTCTGAACTATGCCTTCAGCACGTTCTCGCCAGTTTTCCTCAAAACGTCTAGCCTTTAATATCTGATCGTTCCAATAAGCAGCCCTGTCAGCTTTCTTAGTTGGTTCTCTGTCAAATCCATATTCCAATTATAATCTCCACGATCCTGGTCGGCTTACATTGTCCAAACCACTCATCATTTCCTCAATCGTTGGCTTTCGCCAAATATCCTCATCAATCTCTGGGGCTTGTCTTGTAAATGGCCTACTCATACAAGCATAACGAATATCATCTGCTGCATGATCTTCCTGTGTCGTATCTATATCTTCCATTCTGTGCTTATCATGGGTCAAAACTGGTAAGGTTCTAATAGTGTCAACGCAATCACTAAACACATAAAGCATAGGAACTCCATCATCACCCATCAACCTCTGACGAACCTGATCCCATCCTGCTACCCTCGAATTATCAGCCCTTCTAAACCGAACACCACATTTACCTAATCTTTCGCCAATAGATGGGCCACCATCAAACTTCCAAATGCTAGGATCACCAACACCAAAGTCTATTCTTTCACCCTTTTCCATTGACCGAATACCACTACCAACTTCTTCGGCAGTCATTCGCAACCCTCTATTTGGCCCTGCTGCTCCATACCACTCACGATACCTAATCAAAGCATCATCTGGTATAGTCTCATGTCCTTCAGCTACAGCCCACCAACCAACACTAAATGGCGATGCACTTCCCCAATCAAAAGACCTAAACTTTGTCCAATGATGAGGTATCTCAAATGGTCTTATAACGTGTAACTCACGTTTCCATATATCTCCAAAGAATGATCCGACAACTAAATCCCAATCACCCTCTCTTAATGCTCTGCCTAACTCCTCTGGTAAACCACTAAATGAACTCGCATAACTAGGATCAATGTATTTGTTATCTTCCATCCTTGCAGGTATATACATCGACAGCCAACCCCTATCTTTTGGATTGTTAGGGTCACGCATCGTATGATCGTAAAAATACGTTTCACTTGGCGCAGGGTCGATATACAAAGCCTTTAAAAAGTTATGTGATTGACCACCTGGATTGGCAGTCATAATCAATCTTGGTAAGTAATCTTTCTGAACAGGCTCATAAGACCCTAATCTCATTCTACTCTTAATATACCCAAGCTGATAAGCATTGAACTGACCTGCTTCGTCAATCAAACAAATATGTATTTCTGTTCCTTGAATACGATCACAGTCACTATCACGTTCTAAATACTGAAACTGTATGCTCGATCCATTGTAAAACTCAAACCTTTTCCTTGTCTCGTTAAAAGCACCTAACTCACTAGGCATCTCTTTCTTCAAAGGCTGAATGTGGTTACTGTCTAACTCTGGCAGCGACCTTCTAAAAATAAAAGCATTTAAACCAGGATTCTCTAAACAGAAACCTATTATATCCCAACGACCACTATGAGACTTACCTCCACCTGCTGCCCCACCAAATAATATCTGCTTGGCTTTGCACTTGTGTAACAAATCCTGTTTAGGCTGTGGTGTGTAGTCTAGTTTTATTAGCTTCTTAGACATTGTGGTTACCTATGGTTGACGACAACCTGTAATTTTTGTTTTTGGTATACGACAACCAAGTGGTGTTTAATTTTTGGTGCGTGGGTATGTGTTTACATATCGACTTCGTTGTCGCAAAAAACCTAGCTGTGGGGCTTTGCATGGGGGCTGTTTGTCTAGTAAGTGCCTAGTTGTATATCTGTAACCCTTGCTGACCAACAGTTTAATCATCTAGTGTAACAGGTTTATTACCTGTCGTACTAATGTCTATGGTTTCTGCTGCGTTGTCTCTTTGTATATTTATCTGCACTGCTAAGTTATTGTTTTTATTATCGTTATTACCAAATATTTCTTTTTGTGTGCGTTCTAAATACCAACTATCAGCTTTCCAATCACCTCTTTTTCCTGCTTTGGCGATATTCGACAGCCTAGAAACTACAGCCATGCTTTCGGCTTCACGTACCAAACTAGCAAACTGTGGATCACGTTTAACCCACCGATTAAAGCTATCATAACTTACACCACTCGCTTGAGCAGCTATCATTTTAGGATTACCATCTCGCAGTAATGCAAGGATTGCTTCCTTAACCTCTGGTGTATCCTTATCAAACTTCTGCACATGATCGACTTTTCTCGGCACAATGGTTGTCGGTTGTCGTACCTTTTTGTCGTTGGTTGTCGTTTCAACTACTTTCCTAGCTAACTTAACCTTATGCTGAATATTACCCCAACCCTCTTTCTTAGCCCTCTTAGTAATCGACTGTCTTGAAACATCATAGTCATTAGCCAAAGAGTAAGCAGATTCACCATTGTTAAACCTAGCTTCTATTTCAGCCCAATTAATTCCAGGTTTTGATTGATTGTTTCTCATAATAAAATACTGCTCACCTCATTGCTAGTCTGGTTAGGAAAAAGAACGTAAGCAATAAAATTTGCAGTATATAAAAAACATACCCACATTTTGTCTGACTTGTCTAGTAGACACAAAAAATATTTTCTATTGTTTTTCATTTTTGTTTTTTATCTTTTGTAAAATAACTGAAACAGCTTGTTTTGATATATTAAATTGCTTACCAATTTCGTCTAATGTCACACCTTCTTTTCTTAATAAAAAAATCTTTTTTTCTTTTGCTGTTATGTTTTTTTTATAATGATATTGACCTTTACATTTATCATTACAGAACTTTTTTTGTTCATGGTTTTCTCTATGAATAATAACTTTCATCACTAATTTACAGTTAAGGCAAATTTTTTCATAATAAACATTTTGTTTTAAAAATTTGATTGTTTCCTCTAAAGATTTAACTCTTAAATATAATTCTTCTTTTGCTTCTTCGTAGGTTTTCATTTTCTTTTTCCTTTTTTATAAATGTTTTACAAATCTCACAGATAAAACTTTCCCATTTTTTTTCATCAAAATAATAAATAGCTTTACAATTTTTACATTGAACTGACTTACTCATTTTTTAGCTTCTCTATCAATTCCATTAAAATAACTGTCCACCTCAACTTAGCTGTATCTTTATTACATCCTAAAAACATAGCTATCTTGCGCCAAGAAAACTTAGATGCTCTAGCCCATATTAATTCTTTCTGTGGTTTATCGAGATACACTAGCCACAATAAAGCTTGGTCGCATCTATCAATCTGTTCACCTGTAGGCTTTGGTCGTGAGATAGTATAATCATTATATCCATAAGCCTGGTTAGGATCATTAGGATAGTCTGGCCAATGTATCATCTTCTGCTTTTTCATCACTGGTGGCATACGATTCAGAACATCAACCATTTCTTCAAACCTATCAGCTAGTTCTACGGCAGTATATTCAGCCATTATGTAACTCCAAATAAATGTAAATATTTTGCAGGACAATGTAATCTGAAATCAGGATCATCAGGTGGTGGACAATTAGCTTTAAATATCCAAGGTTTTTTACCGAAATCATAAGCCTTTGCTCTAGCTTCCCACTTTGATCGTTCTGAATCGACCTGTGCAGCAGCTTTAAACTCATCTGTTACATTATTAAAAATCTGAAAAAGATAAGCACGAACATTACCCTCTGGTTTATTCTCAAGCCCCCTCCTTAAAATAGTAAGAACTAACCTGTCTTTTTCTTCCTTGCCTTTATAACCAGAGTTATGAGCCTTTTTAAGTAACTGTCCAATAATATTCTCACCATCTTTGTAGGTAGTATATTCTGCTAATACGTTCTTATAATACTGCCATTCATTTATATCAGTTGGAGCAATATTTTTTTGCTCTGCCTTTTGTATCTTTTCTTTACTTTGTATATCTCTATACTTAGTAATGTACTGATTTGCCGTATACGGCTCAGCCGTATCCGATAAACCAGGAAATGGTGAATCATAAACATAGTAGCTAAAACTAGAGTACTTACCCTCTGTTCGGTGTTCTTCTCTAACAATATAATTTCTTTTAACTAATTGGTTAATGACCCTGTAAGTTTTATCTCTGCCAAACTTAAATCTGTTTTGTATGTTTG